ATTCTTCTAATTCTGATTTTAAGCCATCTACCGCTACTGCGTTATCAGCTTTTAATGTTTCGATAGCACCGTTTACTTCGGTTTTAACGCCTTCGAAAGCACTTTTAATTTCTTCTACCATTAGTTGAAAATTTTAAATGATTGTAAATATTTGTTTATCTCGATTTCAACGGAAATCATCGGGTCTTCCTCTTCCTCCAATGCTTCTTCTTCTGGCATTTCGACTTCGCCTTCAGGAGATGTTTGCGGTTGTTCTTCAGGGTCGACTGATTCTTCGTCTTCCATTTCAGCAAGATATTGTTGTAATTGTTTAAGTTTAAGTTCTAACAGCTCAAATGTTTCATCAGTAAAGTGACCGTTTCTTAAAGACTTGATAGTTTTACCCATCTCATCTACAAGAACAGACTTAATCTGACTTTTCACTCCTACTGTTGGTGTATTTGCGTTTGCACCCCACAATACTGAACTACCCTCAAACAATTTAATTTCATTGATTTCGTTATAGCCTGACTTAGCTTGTGATTTGATAGTCTGGAAGCCAATGCTATGTTCTGTTATATGACCTTCTTTATACAACTCGTAAGTATCGTTACCTAATGTTGTATTAGGCATCTTTACTCTAGCCTTTAAACCAAATCCATCTTCCATCATCTCGAATGGTTTAGCGATTGGTTTCTCGGTTGAGTGGTTAAATAAATGCCAAATCCTATTCTTGGCACTAGGTCCGTTTTCTTTAAGGGTTTTAGTGAATGCACCTGGTACAATAACATCGCCATCGCTATCGACATTACCAAACGCAGAATAGTAGACTGTGATAATTCTACCATTATCTTCCATGTCTACTGGAGCACCACTTACCGCTTTTTTGTTATAAAAGTTACTCATATTTTTTATTTAAGCTATATAAACTGTGCAGCATCTACAGTTGCAGTTATTTACTGCTAACCCTGCTGCATCATGTGCATATTGCATTTCTATTAGTCCATAGTCAGGAGTGTTTACTAGGAATGGTTGATTAACAGGGATTCTTACACCTTTGTTGTCAGGATTCGTTTGTCTATCTAAATCCCTGTGCCATAATCTTGGCTTACCACTCTTAGCTGGATATTCAGCAGCTATCCATTGTTTTAATACTGGAACACCTGCTAACCTAACCGCACCTATAGCACCTGTACTTAATGCCTGATGGCTTTCAGTCCTTGCTATAAGTAAACTCCTTGCGTTATTTATCTTCCCTTCTCTCAGAGTTTGAATTGCCAACTTGTTTACTTCGTTCTGTGACAATCCATTCTCACGACCAAACTTTATAACATTAGCGAATATACGAGCTATTTCGTTTTCAGTAGTATTCTCTATGCCTTGCATCTTTAGTCCGCTAATGCCAACCCAATACGATAACATAAATACTAACCACTCATCCAAAATGTTTAAAGGGTCAAGGTCAATCTCTTCCGCTTTCTTATTCGTTTCAAACATCTGTTGGTATCGCATAGCAGTATAACCGCCAGTTGATTCATACAAAGTTCGTAAAATATTATTAATCTTATCGCCAGTAAAAAATCCTGCACGATTATTAGCCGCTTGTTCTACCCCTAATGCCTCAACTATTTGAGCAGCTTTATCGAAGTCAGCTTGTAAAGCCTCTTTTATTTTAGGCTGAAACTCTCTGACTGATTTCCTTGCAATCTTTTGTTGCAAAGCAAACTGCTGTGATGGGTAAAGTATTTTCGGCATCTATTTTACAGGTGGCAAATTATAGTCGCTTTGTTGTTGAGCATCTCTAGGGTCTTGTAACATAGTCAACTCATCTATAGGCAAGTAACCTGCTGGGATAAAGATTTCGTTCATTACTTCATCTTCTACAGTATCATAACGCATAGCTGCTCTTTTCTCGTTTGGAGTAATCCACCAAGATTGTGAAAGAATAGCACTAAGCTCTTTCATGTCTTCTTGTAACTCTGGGAATACTGTCAAATCAAAATCGATATAGTAACCTTGTCCAATTTCTGAAGCAAAGAATCTATTGAAAGCATCACGAAGAGCTACTAACTCAGGAAGGACTACTTGAGTCAACATTTCCTTCTTAGCTTCCTTCATGTTGTTGTAAGTCTTGTTATCAGGATCATTAAACAACGCAGAGTTCACTCCGTAAACATTACAAAGTTCTCTAAGTGTAATTTTCTCTGATTCTAGTAACTGCAAGTCAACAGGACTTAATCCCATGTTAACCCATCCAAGTTTTGCACCTGCAACTAAAATCTGTCCAGCATTCTGAACAATCTTGTTCTTAGTTCCATACTGATTGTAGAAATCTTCTTTTAACTTACCTGCTTGTTCAGGACCGAAGTCGTTTGATTCATCAGCATACAAGATACCTTTAGGTCCTTGATTCTGTAACATACCAACTGATGTGTCTTTAGCATCGTTGCTACGTTGTACTGTTCTATATGCAGCTTGTAAAGGACTCAAGCCGTAAAGCTGTTGTCCGTTAGTGTCAAAGTAAGGGTTGAAGTATTTTAGATGGATTACGTCTTTCGCATCTAATTGATCCCATCCAACTAGCGTAAAAGAATAACCTTCAACCCCATTTATTGTACCATCAGAAATAATGGCAACGTATTGAGATGGGAGTGTAACAAGTTCTGCAACCTTACCATTGGAAAGTCTATTTGCCCAAATGTAAGTGTTACCTGTAATAAGTTTATAACCTATAGCACTCTCGATAAATTCAGAGAATGATTGATATTCGTTTGGCTTTTCAAGCAAATCGTTTAAAGGTGAATCAGCAATCTCTGCAACTGCTTTCACACGAACTAATTCTGCTTTTGCTATGTCTGCTGTGCTTGTAGCGTTATCAAGCATAGACTTGTATCTATTAAGCTCTTTCTTGTTTTTAATTTGGTAAACATAGAAAGGAACTGTAGATACAGTTTTAGAAATACGTTTGATGATAGCATATACCTCACTATTGTTTTTATAGTCAAGTACAAATTTTTGCTGGTCTAATTCTGGGTAAAGTGTTCTACCAACTAATAAACCTCCTAAATCCGCAAATGGTTTGTTAATATTGTTGAAAGTCACCTTTGGTGCTGCCTTTTGTTTAAAAGGGTTAGCTGCCTTTAGTATGTCCGTTAAATTCACGCTATATATTATTTTTACAAAAGTAACAAATTTTTAGCCTATACAACCCACCCTCTTTTTGGTTTAGCATATTTTGTGTATATGGCATATCTCATAGAGTCCATCAAGTGATCTCGAAACTTCACAGGTTCATCAAGTGTGTTGCCATCCGCATCGGTCTTCCACTTGTAGTTTTTAATCTCATCAAGCAAATCCAAAGATTCTGACTTAATATGCAAAGGATAAGATTTTACTTTGTTGATTCCTGCATAAACATCCTTAATAGCCGACTTTAAGTTAAACCCAGCTTTGTTTACCTCTGCTATGGTTTTCGGTTCAGCAGGATCGGCAAATATTTCAGAATTTCTATCTAAGCCTAGTGACCTCATCCTATCAATTAGTAACGCCGTCGACATTTTTGTATCGTAGATTAATTGGTCGACAAACAATTCGCCGTCAAAGTTTTTAACTCGCACAAGTGCCGTTTGGTTGTTAAATCCAAAGTCAAGTCCGTAAAACGTATCTCCGCCGTCTGGGAAGTTGCGTCTTCGCTTCCAATGCGTATAAATGGTCGCTTGGGATATTGCTCTCTCCCCTAAACCATAAACTCTCCAATATTCATGGTCGGCTGCTTTAAGCCTCTCAATCTCATCCACGATGCCTTTCTCAAGAAATGGGTTGTCTAGGTAGGTAGTGATGGTAAAGTCAGCATCTTCTCTAGGAACTACCTTATCATAAATCCAGGAGTAATAATCTGAAGGATTATAGTCAATTACTATCTTTTCGGTTGTTCTTAGGGACAACTGCATCCAAGATTCGTAGTTTACCTCATTCGCCTCGTTTATAAACAGATAATTACGCTTTCGCCCTCTAATCTTCTGCGGTTGGTCAGTAGAAACGAACTCTACCACATTTCCGCCCAAAAAGTAGATGTTATCGGTCTTATTATGCTTCTCTTCGCTATAAAGCCCATATTTAGACAAAATCTCAACAAAGTCACGCATTACCGACCCTTTGATGGATGGTAACGAACTACGACATATTGTCAGCGTCTTTCCTTTCTCTTGAAGCAACTTTACGATAAACCAAGTAATTACATTGTATGTCTTACCTGATCTTGTTCCACCTTGCATGATGGATATTCTCTTGTTAGAGTTTTGGAGGACTTCGAATACTACGTTTGTGGTAACGTTCATAGGAAAAATTTTAAAAAATAGGTCTGAAGTTTACTAATAGAAAACTTTTGGTTTTATAGGAAGGTAGGGGGTATCTATCTTATTTGCTATTTTAAAGCCCATTTAAGCCTTTCAATTCCAAAATGGATACATAGTACTATACATAGGGTTAA